TCAAAGTTTACGTCTAAATATTATAGGTGTAACGGTGTAACCTTTTTACCAATTATACGGGGTGCGCGCGCGACTCATTTTTTAGAAAAAAAACTTATTTTTTGTGAGATTACGGTACTATAGAAACGCCTGAAAATAGACAGATTAGCAGCCTGTCGATACAATACCGTTTTTTCCACTGGCGAGGTTACGATGACACTCACAGGCATTACTCCCCGGCAGCACACCCTGCACTCCTGCAACGGCAGCCAAGGCCGCACTCGTTACCCATTCAAAGCGATGATCCTCGGCGATTACTTTGTGGTCCATTCGAAAGAGGACGCCAAGCGTATCAACAGCGCTTTGTCGACGTTCTACAAATCCCGTAATGGCGCAGGCAGGCGCTTCACTGTCACGCAATCGGAAGGCCCCGTCTGGACCTGTAGGAGGACTGCATGAGCAAGAGCAGCAAAGAAGGTAAGCATCGCAGAGATATCTTGAACGCCTCACCGCTGAGGCCCAGTACTCGAGCGAAACTCGAAGCCCGGCTGAATGAGCCGGTCGCCCCGCTGAAGAACCAAAAGCATATTGTCAGCGCTCAACAATGGACGTTCATTCAAGAACTCATATCGAACGACGGCCACATCACTCTGACCGAGGCAGCGATACGCGCAGGCTATCCGAAGGAATCGGCAAGCGCGATAGGCTCGGAGCTGACCAACCCAAAAAAGAAACCGCACGTCGTCGCCGCTATCCAAGAGTACAGGGCCGAGCTCGCTGAGAAGTACGGCACGAATTTCGACAGGCATATGCGAGACCTGCAGCGTATCCGTGACCAAGCCCTCGAGGCAGGCAACTTCGGTGCGGCAGTCTCCGCTGAATACCGGCGCGGCCAAGCGCTTGGAACGATCTACGTAGACCGCAAGGAAATCCGTGTTGGCACCATCGACTCGATGAGTAAGGACGAGGTCAGGCGCAAGCTTGAAGAGATCAAAGCATTGTATGGTGCACCACCGCAGACACTGATCGACATCGAGCCTGAAGAGATCGAAACCGAAGAGGTGGAGGAGACGCCACCGGCCAAGACAATCATCGAGGAGATGCGCGATGTCGAGCGGTCCAGAGTCAGCGCTATACAGAAACGTAAGGAAGAAATTGCCCGGCGCTTTGGTAGTGCCTCTGGAGAACCGGGTGAACCTCGGGATACCGGACTGCCTGATAGCGACGCCGCCGATCTACTCGATGTTGGAGCTCAAGGTGGTGAAGAGCGGGAAGAAGGTACGCCTGAGCCCTCACCAGATAGCCTTCGCCCTGAAGCACGGGTCGATGGGGATGCCGACTTACATTCTGGTGCAGTGGCATCCGAAGGGGACGACCAAGGCCTCTGAGACACGCCTGCTGCTGTACCATGGCACGCAGGCGCAGGAGCTATACGAGAGGGGCGTAGACACACCTCCGGTGGCCCAGTGGGCCCTGAATGCAGTTGATTGGACCGAATTAGGTCGACAGATAACAATAGGTGCCCGTATATGGCCCAAAGAGCCGCTGTGAGCGCGATTAACCGAGACCTTTATCTACCTACCACATGCGGCATATCGTCCAATAGCGGGAACTGGGAAAGGAGAGGCGGGCGGTCAGAGCCCCCGCGTGAGAGGGAATTCCCTCGAGGGGCCGTGACGCATGCAAATTGATCGAAAATTGACCAAATTTGGCAAGGCCCGTGGACCATGGCCCGAGGTGCCCGAATCGGGGCAACCACAAGATGTAGTGTTTGGCGGGGGCCGAGGTGCATGGAAATAGCTAAGTGCTTGATTTTAAACGATTCACTATTTCCGGTAATTGATATTACCGGAAATAGCGGGTCCCTTTTGGCCGATTCTGGAGGTAGATGAGAATGATTCGCATCTGGCGGGGCCGCCCCCCACCCCCTCGCGACGATGCGGGGTGTATGCCAGTTTTTACACAATTAATTTGGCCCAAAACAAAAATGGACTATGTTTCACGTGGAACCACCTAGCCAACCCACCCCCTTGTTTTTTAAAATCAAAAGGGCCATAAATTTTTAGCAAAATTTTACTAAATGGGAATTCGTATGCAGCAAGATGTCGAAGCCGAACGATTAAAACTAGAACTCCGACTAGCCCTGCTAGAGGGCCAAGAACGGGCTAAGGACACGTTTATCGGTTTTTCTCAATACGTCTGGCCCGAGGCGATACTAAGCAGCCACCATAAGATTATGGCCGACGCCTTTGATCGAATAGCCAAAGGAACCCTGAAGCGCTTGATCGTGAACATGCCGCCTCGACACACCAAATCAGAATTCGCGTCGTATCTGCTGCCTGCCTACATCATGGGCCGTAAGCCAAGCACCAAGATCATTCAAGCGACACACACCGGCGAGCTCGCTGTACGCTTTGGCCGTAAGGTGCGTAACTTGATGGATCTGGATAAATACAAGGAAGTATTCCCTGAGGTTGCCTTGAAGGCTGACAGTAAAGCCGCCGGAAGGTGGGACACGAACAGTGGTGGGGAGTACTTTGCTGTAGGTGTAGGCGGCGCGATGACGGGCCGTGGTGCGGATATGTTGATCATCGATGACCCGCACTCGGAGCAAGACGCGGCCTCGGTTTTAGCTCTGGACAACGCTTGGGACTGGTACACCTCTGGGCCTAGAACTCGATTGCAGCCGGGCGGTGCAATTGTTATTGTGATGACAAGGTGGGGAACGAAGGACCTAACGGCCCGATTGCTGAAATCACAATCTAACTCGAATGCGGACCAATGGGAGGTTATCGAGTTTCCTGCTGTTTTTGATGAAGGTGAGGAGAACGAAAGAGCCCTTTGGCCTAGCTTCTGGGAACTTGACGAGCTCCGCGCGGTCCGTGCATCGATGTCGGTGCAGAAATGGAACGCGATGTACCAACAACGGCCCACGGCCGATGAAGGTGCAATCCTGAAGCGTGAGTGGTGGCGCATTTGGGACAAAGACTACATGCCTCAGATGGAATACCTAATCCAGTCTTACGATACCGCGTACTCGAAGAAGGAGACGGCGGATTTCTCTGTTATCACGACGTGGGCCGTTTTCTTCCCAACGGAGGACTCGGGGCCTAATCTGTTGCTTGTTGACATGCGTAAAGGCCGGTGGGACTTCCCTGACCTAAAGCGTAAGGCGAAGGAGCAGTATGATTACTGGCAGCCGGATAATGTCTTAATCGAGGCCAAGGCGACGGGGATCACGCTCCAACAGGAACTGCGTAGGATGGGTATTCCTGTCACGATGTATAGCCCCGGCGGGCGGCGCGCGGGCCAAGATAAAATTTCCCGTGCAAACTCTGTCGCACCGATTTTCGAGTCTGGCATGGTCTGGGCGCCTGAGACGGATTGGGCGGATGAAGTGATGGAGCAGTGTGCCGCGTTTCCTAACGGGGATAACGACGACATCGTGGACAGTACGACTCAGGCTTTGATGCGTTTCCGCGCAGGTAACTTTATCTCTTTGTACAGCGACGAGGACGACGAACCTTCGGAAAATGAAGGACTTGTCCCAGAGTACTATTAGGCCTAGAATGCGGAATAACTAACCTTATCTGTAGGGCTTTACCTATGCCTAATTATTCCGCTAAAGAAATGCTCCTTAGAATGGCCGAGGGCGGTGAAGCCACCTACGGCAAGTACGGCCAAACTGCCGCCGACCTTCTGGCCGCTGAGCAACGTATCCTTGGTGAGATAGCCGACGACCCTTCTTCATGGGATGTAGAGACTGCTTACAATGCCATTTTAGAATCAGGCGTTAGCGTAGATGACGCACTAGCCGCGGGAGTAAAGCAGAGCACTATCGACGCGATCTTCACTTCTCCCGAGCCAAGATTTACCCCCACCTACATCACTCCTAGTTCTGTTGAGTCTTCGTTTACTGCGTATTCCCCTTACGCAAATATGACACAGGAAGAAATCGCAGCTAACGCTAAGCAGTACGTAGCAGGCTTGGCGGCGGACGGCGTAATTGACGAAGCAGAAAAGCGAGAAGTGCAGCGCATTGCGACAGAGCGTGGGGTCACGTTCCAAGACATGTTAGCCGCAGGTGTTAGCCCCGAGCTTTTATTTACCTCACCGGACTTTGTGGAAGAGGAAAAGAAAGTAATTGATGTTTTCCCTCAAACGCAAACCGAGTACGTGCCTCCTACGGTCTATCAGCCGATTGACTTTGACCCCGGCATTTATGCGCCGGGCGAGGAAGCACTCGACCGTGAGTTCAGGGACAGCGCTCCACGG